CTGCCACTGCTGCGCGAGTTCGGTCGGAATCGGGGCATACGCGAGGATTTGCGGCGGCACCGGCATACCGGCCTTCAACGCTGCCGGAACAAGCTGCATGAGCGCCTGCCATGTCTGCGTCTTCGTGTCGGGAGCGGTAGGCGACTGATCCACCACCACGTCATAGCAGAAGCTTTCCGGCTGCTTCACGAGCGGCAACACCTGCTCGTAGCCGGGGCCAACGATACGCACCATGCGACCGTCAGAGATGAACTGTTGGATGAACGTGTAGAGAATGCGGCCTTGATTCTTGCGGTAGCGCTTCAGCGAATCGAACACCGGGGCCAGCAATCCATAGGCTGCTTGCTTGCGGCTCTGTTCGAGCACGTTGGCCTGATCGCGGTCAGCGAGTCCCAGCGCTTCCAAGTTGATACCGGTAACTTGCGGGAGCGCATTGAGCGCGAATTCCATGAGTTGCGACAGGCCAGCGGGATACGTGGCCATCGTCTTTTCTTTGATCTTGTTGATCCCGCCTTCGTTGAGCAGAATCACCTTGTCCGGGCTTGACCAGTCCTGCTCCGCCTTGGACGGGTCAACGAACGCACCGGTTTCGGCCAACAGACCGCCCTTCGCGTTCGAGTTGATGATGTACATGATTTGCGCGAGCCACTTGTTGGCCCAACGCTGCGGGTCTTTCATGACCCGCGTGAGTCCATACCAGAAGTTTTTGTTGCGGTCCCGCTTGCCCGTGATGCACTGGCGCGTGAACCCGCTCTGGATAGGAGACGGACCGAACATGAGCACGCGTGCGTCCTCGCCGTCCGTCAGATAGCCGTGGTAGTAGACCTTCTTCCACAGCCGTGCGTATTTGAGTCCGTGCTGATCCAGCGCCTTGCGGATTTTTCCGAACGTCTTTTCGTCTATTTCTTCCACGCCTCCACTACCGTTGTCCACGCGGTAGTAAGGCTCGTTTTCACAACACTGATACGACCACACCAACGTTTGATCCACTCGCTTATCATCTGTGTCCTCGTCTTGGCTATCTTCCCTGTAGCGGTTCCCCTGCTGAATGTGACGTAGCAAGCCCTCTTCTGACGCGTCACCGCTCGTGCCAGTCGGCGCTTCATCGTATGCCTCCGGAAACCGCAGCGGCAGGAGATTGTTGTCCATCCACACGCCCTGAGCCTCCCAGCGGCGGTCAGCCAGACCCGGCTTCAGACTCGCGGTATCCCAGCGCATTTCACACGGATCAATGCGAGACTGGATCGGCATGCCATCCTTGTTCTCGCTGTAATCCATCTTCGTTTCGACCCAGCCCATCCCGCAAATGAGCGCGTCGCGGAATGCATCGGTTTCCTCGTCTTCGGCCAGACACTCGTCGCGCACCCACTTCGCCGCGTGCGTCATCATCTGGGCAAATTGATCCATGCCCATCGTGCGTGCTTTGTAGGTGACTTCCTGACGATTATTGACCTCGGCACCGGAAACGGCGTCGATCATCTTCTCGGAATAATTGAATACGACGATAGGCCGGTCCTCGTCTGTGAGGACGGCCTTGTCTTCATCGGTCCACTGGTCACCGGCGATGAACGCGAAGTCATCGCGGGCCATTTTGTGGAATTCCCCACAGTGCCCTTCGGATCGTTCCAGCCGATCCACCGCCTGTAGGCGAAAATCTTCTTTGCTGAGTGGCATTTTTCGGGCCTAGAAGGAAAATCCCTCGTAGACCCGAATTTTAGCCCAAAATTTTTCTCACTTCGCCACGAAAATCGGGGATTTCTCCTTTTTTTCCTCATAGATATTGTACAAAAGCACGTCGCGGCGAACTTTTCTCGGAAGTGGCTGCACGCCGTGCCAAGAATTCGAAGTTTTCCAAAATCCGAAGCATGAATTCGGCGCATACGGCGCGCGGAAGACTTCGGTGAATCCGTCGAACGGATAGTGCGGCCCACCGACGCACGTTTTCTTCCCATCGTCCGGCACGTAGATTCCCGTGCCCATGTCGTAGTTTTCCCAATTCGTTGGCATGTAGAACAGGAGCGACAGCACCTTGCGCGGCGAGTCCGTGTGCGGCCCGATGCTGTATTGTTCCTCGTCGCGGATGAAACGCCACTCGTGGCCCATGTTCGGGCGTCCGGGGTTTGGGTAGCGATCGAAATATTCCTTTTGGAACTTGGCGATCATTTCCCGGCCCATGCGCGGGTCGTTGAGCGGCTTCAGCACGTCCGGCATGTCATCCGTGAACGTGCGGTGCGCGTAGCCGCCATCGAGCGGCCTGAACGTCTGGCAGGCATCCAGCCAGTCAAGAATCTGGCCGTAGACCTTGAACTCGAACACATCCTGCACGCAAAAGTGGGGATAGGGGTATTCGTTCACTCGCGCGTTGCGCAGCTTGTAAATCGTTTCGTCAAGAATGCTCACTTCAGCCTCACTTCGATCTTCGTCTGCATGTAGCCGCACTTCTTGCACACATGCTGATACAGAAGCCTGTCCGTATTCCACCGGGCAGGCTTCACCGTCCAATCACCGAACACGTGTCGGCACTTGGCTTGTTCAGGCGTCAGTGGCTGGGTCTTGGGCTTGTTCACGGCGGAATATTTGGTTTCCGATTCCAACGAACGGACCGTCTTTGCGCTGCGCCGCGTCCACCTGAGCCTGATCCAGTGTGAAACCCAGACCAAGCAGAGTATCGCGAGCACCCATATGGTCAGAATTCGCGCTATCCAGTTCCAGCAGTACGCTCTTGCAGCCTTGTAGTGTTTTCGTCGCGCCCTTGACCACCAAGTCTTCGAATCCATCGACATCCACCTTGATGTGGTCCGGCTGAATGCCCAGTTCCATCATCACGGTATCGAGCGCGAATCCGACCGTCCCCTGCCGGTAGGACCAGTCTTTCACTTCCCGCTTGAAATTCATGTCGCTCGCGAACGAATGACACGAGCCACCGGCCATGAGGCTAGACAGCCTGAGCGTATCGATCTTTTCCGTGTCCGAGATGCAGAACGGGAACGCCACCACACTCGCCGCGAACTTGTTCATCGCGAGGTTGCGAATCAGCACCGCATAGTTCTGAGATTCAGGCTCGAACGCGATGACTCGCAGCCCTTGCTTGGCTGCGAGCAACGTGTATTGCCCGATGTTGGCACCGATGTCCACGAACGTCTCACCGGGCTGCATGGCGCGAATCCATGCCACCGTGTCAGGTTCCTTCGTCTCCAGCGTCTGCACGCGCCACAAGCAGTGCTGGTTCGGGAGGTTGAACAAAATACCGTCCACGACCGTGTTCGGTTGAATCCTTTCGTACTCTGCCAAGTCCATCACTTTGCCCCTTGAATAGAAAACATCGCCGCACCCTCTTCGCTCATCCCCCAAAACGAGACTTTTTGCCCATCAGTGAACTCGATGACGAAAAGATCGCGATCACACTCGTCGAAGACGGAATATGCGCGCTTGACCGTCTTCCCTTCGAGCACCGAAAGTTCTCTCGTCTCGTCCTCGCATATTCTTTGTCGTCTCGTCCGGTAATCAAACATATCAGCCCCTTAGCTAGCCATCCACGTTGTCCCTCTCGGGCGCTTTTTCCTCCAACGGTCACGCTGCATCGACGCGAAGAGTTGCGCCGACTGCGCGTACCTCGCCATCATCACCGCGTACCGCGTACTGCAAATCAAGTCCTCGTTAACCGCATTGATCTTTCCTTCGATACGATGGTACATCTGATACTCTTCGCGCCACTGATGCAGGTTCTTGTCAACCTTGAACCGGCCATCGTCCATGCGCTGTTGCATCTCGATCAGCCCCGCCTCAACGCCGTTGCCGCGTTTGTCGGGGAACTGAGCGTACTCCGACAACATTTTAAGCCCTTCGCCACGGTAGATTTCCGCGAGTTGCAAGCCGCTGCCCTTATCAGTCTGAAGACCGTCTTTCGGCCAAGCGACAGGTATCCAATCTCCCCACTTTTTAATAGCAGACGCATGAATGACCGGCGTCTGTTTGGACTGCCGATAGGCTGATACAAGATGATAAACATCGTTCTCCGTGTCGATTGCCAGCCGAGTAGCGGCTGTCGGGTGGTCCCACCCGAAGTCCAAGCCGACGATTTGCTGCCACGAGTCGGGGATTTCCAGTAGGGTCGGTTCAAATATAAAGTCTTCGTCAGTCGTGAAGACCTTGCCTGATCCGAAAGTTGGGATACCCTTTGAGCGCGCGTCACGTTCATGGGGTAGGTACGCACGAACAATCTCTGCACGTTCTTCATCGGTATAGTGTCCAACATCGTCGATCGTCATCATGATGAGACACGTGCCCGGTTCCTTGTTCCAGAACCGGAGCACGACTCTCGTCATGCCCATAAGCGGAGTGAACGTGAGATATGCAATGCCACGTGTGTTGTTGGTCCGAGTGAGGCCTTCGGAATAAATGTCCTCGGGCGGCTCTTCGTCGAACCATACAAAGTCAAGTGTCTCTGCCTGCCAAGCCTCGCGACCGTCGAGGTAACCTTTGAAAACCAGTAGAGACTGGTCCCCGGAGGTGTGCTTGACCAGAACGCTTTCGACGGCATCGGGTACGCCTCGCGCTTTCTTGATATCGAGGATACGGTCTTTGGGGATAGTCCCTGTTCCGAGAGCATTCGTGGGTCCAAGAAGGATACGTTGAGCACCGTCCCGTGCCACATCCGCGTTCTTTGAACCAGCCCAACCACGCGTCGCACGCTCGAACTCCTTTCCCTCCCACCACTCTGGGTACATACCCGTAAGGTGCATCGCCGTTTCACAGCCCGCCGCATAGGTTTTCCCCAACTGGTTACCGGCCATGAGGCATCGCTGCCGCTGCGTCTTCCCTGCGTTATGGAAGTCTCGCTGCTTGCCGTATGGCTCATACATGAAGAGGCTGTAGTACCGCGTGAGCCTCTTGAGTTCTTCAAGTTTCGCTAGTTCCTGTTCCGGGGTCATCTTTCGCAAGGCGGCGCGCTGCCGCTTTTTCCTTGCGGGCTGCGATGGCTTTCTGGATGTTCTGAGCCTGAAGCGGACTCATGATCCGCTTCTTCGGCTGAACTTCCTTCGCCTCTACGTCAACCACGCCTTGTGAAAGCCCTAGCTCCCTTCTCAACTGCTGTACCTTGCTCTTCACGACATCCGGAGCCTGTGGTGTCGTATTCTTGATTTCCTGAATGCTGCGGTCACTATACTTCGCGTCATCCCACATGGCGCTCTTGGCGAGCATTTCCATCATGACCTTGTACTTGGTCGCCATGCGCGGGTCCGTCTCTTTTTCCAGCTTCTGTTGCAGCACGCTCATGTGATCCGCCTTGTACGCGGCCCCCATCTTTCGCGCGTGCTCCCACTTGTAGCGGAACGATTCGTCGAGCATCCATTCGACGACCGTCGTCCACGTGGGCAACTTCGGTTTCTCCCAGTCAGGGTCATCGGCCCACATCTCTTCGCCGGTCACCGGGTCAGCCAGCTTGATCTTCGGCGCGGGCGGGTCGAGTATGGTCTGGATCGGCGTGCCGTGTGCAAGCTGATCCAGTATGTGTTTGATTGCCTCTTGCTTGTTCATGTGTCATCCACAGTTGGGATCGTTCATGCGCTGGAGAACTGCGTTCGTGTCTATGCTGTACTGTGAATATCCTGCGCCTCCACCACCTCCAGCGCCAAGATACGCTTTATCAATCGGCACGTGTTCAACCTTGATCGCGCCGACGCCATAGGACAATGTATCGCGGAGCGCCTTATCCGCTGCCTGCGCAACAAACTCTTCTGCTGCCTGCGCGTTCGTCTCGATCGCATGTTGCAACGTCTGCTGGCACGAACAGGACTTCACGAATGGTGCGTGAATGAGATAGCAACCGGGGCACTTCCATCCTTCGTTCATTGCTTAAACTCCTTGTGCATCGCACGTAGATATTGCGTCCCTTCGTGTTCTCGTCTGTCCATCGTTTCCACCACGTAGTGGTCAATCACAACGTCGATGTTTCGCCAGTAGCTTGCTGGATACTTCAACCAGTCACGCCCGACGATCGTAATGTCCGTGCGACCAAGCTTCTTAGCGAGGTCACGTGTGTAATAGATGGCTCCAGCTACGAAGTACGCGCCACGCGGAGCGCTCTCAATCTGCCGAGTCGTTCTGCCAGTCTGCCTGTCTTCGTTCATCATCCCTCCATCATCACGAAACCATCCTTGTTATACCCAAAGATAAGGACCACATTCTCCACCGGCACGCGGTTCCATTCGTCTTCGCAACCGTCCCAGCACTTGACCTCCATGTTGGGATTCAGCGCCTCCAGTTGACGGATTAGTTGGATAACGGTCATTTCATCGCCTCCAGTGCTTCGAGTCTCTTGCTCAGAGTGAGTATTGTCCCGCCCATTGCACACATCACGTGCGTCAACACGTCATAAAACCTTACCGCCTCGATACCAGTCTCAAGCACCTCCTGCCCACCATCCTCGAACTTGAACGTGATCGTGCGTGCGTCGCTGGACGTAATCATGTCAGTTATTTTCACGACAAGTCCCTCGCGACCATCATCGCGTCCGCAATCTTATATGCCGTGATTGCCACGGCTTTCGGCTCGACGCCCAAAGTCGCCACGAGCGTGGTCATCGCGAACATGGCGAACTGGTCACGCAGTTTCTTTCGTTCCCATTCCACGTCTGTCATGACCTCATACATGCTTGTTCTCCGTCTCGAACTTCGACATTTCCTTGCGGACGATCGCGAACGCATTCGCGAGTGGCGGCGACTGCCAGCCGCTCTCTTTCGGACCAGAATCATTCTCCCATCCGAATTTGTCGTAAATCAGTTTCAGCGCCAGATATAAATCCATGTCCATGATTAATCCTCCATTTCATCGTGCAGACGTTGCAGTTCCTGAATCAGAACCGCCATCTCTGCTTTATATAAATGAAGCTTGAAATAAAAATACACGGCGTCGTCAAACCTGACCTGACGTTTCCCTTCACACAGCGTCACGTCGAAAATCCGTCGCTCCGCCATATATTCAAGCAGCGTATTCGATGTATCTCCGTCAATCGTCACCATGTCAGCCTCAATCTCGTCACGCCGTCGTCCACCGATTTCTCGCCGGTCAGCAGATATCCGTCCGTCACTAGTTGGTTCAGGAAGGGAGCCGCCGCAGGGTCCGTGCTGCCGCCATCCGGGAACGTGAAGGGCGCGAAGTCTATGAGCGTCGTCCCCAGCCCGCTCGCAGCGGTCTGGTCCACCTGTGCATATACCTGATCCAGCGGTGCCCGCGCCGCCTTCGCCACCACGCTGTCCGTCACCGTTCTAGCCTGCTGTGCTGTCGTCATGTCCTCGCTCCCGTCATCATGATTATCAGAACCACCGATTCAAATGCTCCGATCCCCACCATCGACCAGAACGCCCACAGCGGAATTGTGATCGTCATAAGTCGATCCCCCTCGTCTTGCGTTCGATCCACGAGCCAATGCCCAGACCTATGCCCAGCCCAATAAAGAAAACGAAACCCAGTGCTGCACAAATCATTTCCTCTCCAGTTTGTTCAATCGTTCCAGCAACTCCAACACGGCCACCGCGTACTGCGGCGTCTGCT